CTTATTAGGTGGATTTTCGCCTACAAATGACTTGACAATTATTGTAAATCAGGTCGATTCTATTGGAAGAATAGAAGAATTTTCTTTTAGTGGGGTTTCTTCGGTTGGACAAATAGCTTCGTTTAGTGTGATTGGTACTCCAATTATTCCCGATGTCAAAGATAGTCATTATAACCCTTCATTTACCCTAACACAGTTCGATACATCTCTTCCAGCAGGAACTGATGCGAAATTTTTTGTTGAGAGAAGTGGTGCAACGTATCAAGTTTTGTTGCCCAGTTTTTCTGATAGAGGTACTAATTATGTAGTTGGCGACTCAATACTTATTGATGGTGCCCAGCTGGGTGGCGTTAGTACTACAAATGATCTAATTTTTGAAATTTCTTCTATTGACAGTAATGGTGGAGTCACAGGGATTTCTATTATATCCGGTACATCTAAAAATTCATTTTCTATCTCTGACATTTCAGCGGAATCTGTCAAAGGAATTGGCGCAGAATTTGATATTGTTATTACAAATGATGTCTATTCAGCAAGTGTTAGTTCTGGAAAAGGTGGCACTGGATATAATGTAGGGCAAGTTTTAACTATCAAAGGTTCTGTTTTAGCCCATCAGTGGGTTAAAAGTGGATTTACTGCAAAAATAAATCAGGTTGGTGAAAATGCACTATTTACTGATTCTGGATATATGAGACTTTCCGATATCGGTGAAACATTTAGAAAAAATTCTACGGATGGTATTACTATTGATTTTTGGTATTTCCGAAAAGGCACTGAAATTAGTGGTACTTATGGAGGCGCATCTATATTTTCTATAAATGAATCTGTAGGTGGTACACAAAAAACATTTTTACAACAACTTCCAGATGGTACTTTGGAATTTGGAAACGGGACTGTATCGCAGACTGGCTCAGCTCTTTCCTTTGGCGATTGGCATCACATTGCCGTATTTTTAGGCCCAACAGAATCCAGAGTTTATGTTGATGGGCAAGACTATATCACAACAATCACCGATAATAGTTATTTTGATATTTCTGAATATGGAGAGTATACAGAAACAATCACTATTGCCTCTGGTCAAGAAAATGGTATTTCTACGATAGTATATGATCCTAATAAAAATATAGAAATGTCGGTTGACTATACATCGGGCCCATCTGCCGGAACACTTGTTTCTGTTACACCTACGACCAACTCTGCGGGTAATGTTATTTCCTGGCCAACATTGTCGATTGGAGACGTGGTCACTCTAACATATTCAAAACCAGTAAAGAATTTTTACTTGGGTGCTAGACAAAAAGTAGATTCTTCATATTCCATAGAAGATTATAATCATGCTTTCTTTGGAACTCTGAGATTTACAACTGGTCGCAGATATGAAGAAGTCTCTGGCCTCATTGAAGATACGGGTACTGATAATTCTATCTCTGGTGTTGGATTGAATCCAATATATGTAAATCCAATTCCTTCTGTTACTACTATTCGAAAATCTGAACCATTAAAGGTTACATTTAAAGTGACAGAGTCAAATAAATCTGCATTTTCTATGATGTTTGATATAAATGAAATCCCCACAATTACTAGAAGTGTAAACTCTACTGTTCCCTCTGGTGAAATAATAACAAATACTTCCGAATTAATTCAACCAGGCCAAACCGGCGCACAGTTTTCATTGACTCAGGCTTTAGATTCTGGTGGTAATGCTATAAGTGGAATGGGCAGTGGAATTGCATTTTCGCCAGATTTGGGAATAGATGAAGTAATAGAAATAAGTTATTTGAGCGTTCTTGAAGATGATGTAGAATATATTATTCGTAATGAAAATCATCCTGTGTCTGCTAATAAAATTTCTTTGCGAAAATCTGACGAAAATGGCATATATTCTACCTATGCTCTACCGGACGGAAATTCTTTGCGAGTTTCTTGGTCGTCAAAACCAAGAGCTGCGGTTACTATTGTAAGTTTGTCTACTTTTGGAAATAATTATATGAAGAAACCATATGGTTATGTCAAGGAATATACTGGTATTTATAAGTCGATTGGTAAGGGTGCATGGTTCAAAGGACATGGCAAAGACATAGGTAAAATAGAAAGTTTTAAAATAAAAGGAAATGCACTTCAATCAGAACTGGAAGGGTTTGGAGTTGATTATACTACCCCACCAGTAATTGATCTAAGTTCCTTTGGTGATGGACAAGCGACAGCGACTGTATTGACAGGACCCCTTTGTGTGCGGCCTGGCGAGTTTTTAAACAAACAGGGATTTTTGTCGGATGACAATAGATTATATGATGGGTATTTGTGGCAGGAGTTTTCTTATGTTGTTAAAGTCGGAAGATATATTGACGAATGGAGAAAAATTGTTAAAAAAGTGATTCACCCTGCCGGATTAATGATGTTTGGAGAATATAGTATTTCTACTGCTGCAGAAGTCAGAAAAGGTGCTGGTATTGCATGGGCCCAACTTATATACGAGATTATTAAAAATGTCAACATGAAAGTTAAAAATATGGACGGTCTTGGTCGATGGGCATATGGAGAAACTAATGGCCAATGGTATCCGACTTCGACAAGACAGGACACAAATTATTTAAATTCTCATGGAAATATATTCACATATGACAATAGACAACTAAGTGTAAATTCTACAATAGATGGAATGTATAATGGCGTAGGCGAAGGCGAAGTGTCTGACGATACCGCTGGATCTACAACAGTAGATAACGGATCTGGAAGATATGCTTTACTACAGGTTGATGGTACAAACGCTTCTGGTGGATGGTGGCAAGTTAAAAAAATTGCATTAAATTTTAGAGAAGCATTTGGAAAAGACTATTCACACTATTACACTTCCGGGCTTATAGGAAATACTGTAACTATTTACGATATTTCTGATGAAGATATGATCTCTGATAATTGGATTAATACTCGACCTTGGGGAAAGTATGAAATAATTGGAGCTCTAATTGATTCATCGGTTGGCGAAAGATATGTTGTATATGATGTCAAATTGATTTCAAGTTATTCTGCTGACATGCCCGAATGGGATAATGCAGTATTCGGTGGTCCGAATAGAGTAGAATTTAGATGGGATAATATATTTCGTGGAAATGTAGATAGAAATGCCAATAGTTGGATCGGTTCTATCGCAGATGGTGCAAATCCTCGCGATGAAAAAATGATTATAAATATTTCTGGAAGATTTAACAATAATAAAGAAGGCGATGTGCCGACTTTACATACGACTTGGAAATCTTTAGAAAGATTTAAATTTTATTTTAGGGATACTTATCCTCGTAACGAATTGGTGCAACAAATGTTTAGTCCAGCTTCGGAAATGGTAGGTTCGCCTTATAATAACCATAGAAAATTGGTACAGGGAAATAATTTGACACATATAGCAGTTAGACATCCGGATTATAATATGTGGTATAATTTGCCAGTAGAAGAAAATGGAAATGAGGAATGGATATCTACCACTGACGGAACAGATCATAAATGGAGAAATACTGTTATGTCAGATGTAGTTACTAAATCTGATAGAAAGTATAGGGCGGTTTTAGATTCTATTGTAAATATTTCTCCCGTTTATTTGATTATGTCGGAAGAAACCCCCCTATCAGGGACAAGAAAAAGAATGGGCCCAACAAATCTTTCAGTAGAAAGAGCTAAATTTAACGAAAAACTACAGTCGGGATCTGATTATAACATTAGTGTTTTGGATGAAAATACATTTGAAAAATTTATATCGCCGGGCACTATAAATGACAAATCCAATTTCGCATCAGAATCTACATTGGTAAAATATACGACAGCAAATATACCATCAACTGTTGAAGAATTGAATCAAATTTTAGAAACTATGACAATCGACTAAAAAAGATTATAAATAATATAAAAAATCATATGCAAAAGGTAAAACAATGGCAGCAATTATCACAAATAAACTGAGAATATTTAATGCTCAGGAATTTTTGCAATCTATTAACAGATCCGCACCAATTTGGAAGGCATCAACAACTTATTCAGAAGGCACTTCTGTAGTGAAAGATGGAAATCTTTGGCTTGCATTGGGTAATGGAACTTCTGGTACTACAGGTCCAACACCGTCCGTACCCACCGATGGAAATATTACTTGGTCCCATCTAGGACAATCAGTATATAATAATCTTTATATGTCGATTGGGAAACCTACTGCTTGGTTGAATGATGCAAACCCGCCAACACCGGAAGATTCTATCGGATATGGATATGCAGTCAAACAGGGTTCTATTGCAATGAAAAAGGTCGAACAGACTGATATGACTCTTGCAATTCCTAGAATTAACTGGACACCAAATACAGTTTATACGATGTATGAACATGACTTGGCAGAAGAGATTATCCCAAATTCTTATGTGATAACGGAAGGTTCGAATCAATACAATGTGTATAAATGCATAAACAATCAAAAATTTGTGGATGACAGTGCAACATCTATCGCAGTTCAATCGACTGTGAAACCTACATCCACTTCTGTATCAGAAATAGAAACTACAGCTGATGGTTATAGGTGGAAATATATGTATTCTATTTCTCTTGCAGATTCCTTGAAGTTTTTGACAAAGGATTATATTCCTGTAACCACTGTTGAATACAATCCATCAGATTCTTCTTCTGCTGAAGGTGTTCAATGGCAAATTCAACAAGCTGCTCTGACAGCGCCTGGCCATATAGATCATGTAAAAATAATGCCTAATGAGGTCAATGGATCAATAACAGGAGGAGTAGGTTATCATGACAATATTTCTCGCAATGACATGCTCCTTGATGGGACAAGTACTGTCACAATCACTGGTGTAGAATCTGGCATGTTGAGTGGTAAGTATAACGGATATTATGTTGTAGATGTACAAAATCAAAATCAACAAAAAATTACAGATTGGGTAGTTACTGGAACAACTGTTGTTGTTACTCTCGATGGTGCTCTTCCTGCACAGGCCTCAACTACTATAATCGTGGCGCCAGGAATTACCACTACGGGTAATGGTTCGGGTTTCGATGCATATGGTATTGTTTCTTCTGGTAAAATTTCTAATATAAACATTACTAATAAAGGAACAAATTATACTACGATTACTTCAGCAGTTATAGATACCGATCACTTGCCGGCTCTTAGTTCTGGTGCAGATAATGTGAACGCATGTAAGGTAAAGCCGATCATTAGTCCCGATAAAGGCCATGGATCCGATGCTATAGAAGAACTTGGTGGATATTATATTATGATAGCTATGCGACTTGAATATGATGAACAACATACCAGACCTAATGATGCGGGCACTGATACAACTAAAGTAATGTTTCCAGTTTCGGACACATCTTCTGTGTTTAGACAAATCGCAATTGTTGCAGATCCCCTCGAAAAAACATCTCTTATTCCTGCAACAAATGTATCATATCGTGGTCCATCTTATACAACGCCATCGTCCGATGCTTGGGGTACTGCCGGAGAAACTACTTTTGATGTAGAATCTGGTTCTGGTAAGGTTTTGTATACTGAAAACAGACAACCCGTATCTCGCGCTATAGATCAAATCGAAGATATCAAGGTTGTCTTTGAATTTTAATTCGTTTAACTACCCAATGAGAGAAGAAACATATGACTTTAAATCTTAATGTCACCCCCTATTTTGACGATTATGACATAAACAAGGGATATCTAAAAATACTATTCAAGCCTGGAAATTCCATTCAGGCAAGAGAATTGACTCAAATGCAGAGTTTGTTGCAACAACAGATTACTAATTTGTCAGATCATTTCTTTAAAGAAGGGGCGATGGTAATACCTGGCCAATCAGCGATTGATTTAAATGCTCAGTATGTAAAAGTTATGCTTCCAACTACTCTACCATCTGCAAATGATTTTGTAGGAAAGATAGTTCAAGGTAACAAAACTGGTTTGAAGGCATTAGTTGTTAAACATGTAGATATTTTTGATGGAAATAGTGACGGAGATTTTACAGATTATGCAGCAGATGGTGATGAACCAACTACACTATATTTGAAATATCTTGATGGAGCCCCTGCTCCGAATACACAAGTTAATGTGGGAAGCGGATTGGTTTCTATTCAAAATTCGGTGCCGGGCACCACGACATTTACTGTCAATGGAGAGACCGTAACTATTGCTGAAGGGGCTACTTCTACATTTGTTGAAGGCGAAACTCTTGTAACAACTGGAACAGATGGTTCTACTTTAACTTGCGAAGTCATGTCAAATTCTGTTGTCTCTAGACCCATTGGTCAAGGTACGATTGCCTTTATTGAGGAGGGCGTTTATTATATCAGCGGACAATTGGTAAAAGTCCAAGCACAAAGTATTGTATTGAGTAAATACACTTCGGAACCAACTGCAAAAATTGGTCTGGATATTTCACAATCTGTTATTACTTCTAATGATGATAGTTCTTTGCTTGATACATCTTTGGGTAGTGTAAATTATAATGCGCCTGGAGCTGATAGACTGAAAGTTGTATTGACTTTAGTAAAAAAGGATATTGATGTAGTAGATACATCCGATTTTGTTGAGTTGATAACTGTTAAAAATGGTAATATTGCTAAAGAAGCGGCGAGAGATGATTATGAAATTCTTATGAAAACTTTGGCCAGAAGAACTTATGATGAATCCGGCGATTATACTGTACGACCTTTCAAATTAGATATTAGAGAATATTATAAAGAGAATTTTAATGATGGCGTTTTTGATATGTCGGACTTTGTATTTGATACTGATGTTGAGGCTAGATTCTGGGCAGAAACTAAAATGCCAGAAGAATATGGAATGACTATCGATGGAGTCGGTCAATCGCATCAGATTACACAGCAAGATATTAATAATTATCCCGATCAGGTGCTAGATACAACTCAGACAAAATACTATCCTGGCGTTACGCATCAGAATTTGATTAATGCAGTTAGAAATAAAATTGCAATTGGTATCGAATCTGGTAAGGCATATATAAAAGGATATGAAGTAGAACCCAAGGCCTTAAGCAAAGAGGGTAAATATCTTATATACGATAAAGCAAGAGAAATTTATAAAGAAAACAATGAGTTTATTCCAGTAGATTTGGGCCCATATATCTTTGTGTCTGATATGAAGGGATTGCCAAAAATAAATAGTGCGGTCAATTTGGTAAATTGTCACATAGGTAAATCTGCGTCCGAAAAATGGGTTAGCGTGCCGGCAGATTCTAATACAACCTCTCTCAATATAGCGGGAATGACAGTCGATGGTGTTGCCGGAGAAATCCCACCAGTTATGTTTGATGGTGGGGCGGAGACATTGACATCAAACGTATATGGTATTGATATTGTCGGTACTGCAAAGGTTAAAGCAATTTCTTATTACGAAGATTCTAGTAGTGGTGCCAGATCATATAATCACACAACGGGGGATTTTAGACCTCCTGTTACCACACAAGAAACGGCGATCTATAAATTATATCTATATGACATAAATTTTGAAACTAACCCCAGAACTAACGCAGAATATAATATATTAGATGCTAGGTCTGTTACATCTCAAGAGACACATGGCGCAACAAAAGTATATGACTTTGGTTCAAATATTTTAACAAAGATGTCTATGATGCAACAAGAAGGAAATTTTTCCAGAAAATCTTTGATTTACCAAAAAAATAATGATGCTATTCGTGGCATTGTTTATGATTACAACTCTTTTACTGGTTCTTTATTGGTAAAAGAATTAAATTCTGGAAATGCGGGTGGATCAAATGGTTCGGTCGGAGACACTAATATTTTACCGAGAAATCGTTTTGCTCTTAATGAGGTAATTTTTGAGGCAATCGGAGTTAGTTCTGGTGGCAATTTCGCTAATACTGGAAATTCGACAGACGGAACTATTTCCAATACTACAACTACAGCTAGACTCTTTAGTAAATCGGTTATATCAAATTCCCTTGGCGGAAGTATAATTGAAACTGGAAATAATTGGCTCAAGACAATACGAAGTATAGATGACATTAGTGGTACTTCTACTGTTGATACACAATATTCTGTAATGAAAGAATTTGTGACTTCATCCAGTAATTTAGGATCGGTAACTCTTACTCTAGCTGCCGCCGACGAATATTTTGAACAAACTACAACATTATATAATGTATGGACGCCTCCAAATGGAACTAGTTTATTCGCAGGCGAAGTAGGAACTCAAAGCAACTTTTCATTCTCATCCGATCTAAAATCGGTTACTTTTATAACTACATTATCTAGTATGTCGAACTTAAATGTACTGGTTCCTGTGAGAAAAACACAATCGAAAGAAAAAATAAAGACTGAAAACACACAAATATATATGCCATATACATTGACAAGTTTGACCGGCGGTACTATATCTGGACAAAATTGGGATTCGAACACAACGAACAATGATACAAATAACACTAATACATATGATATTGATATTGCTTCTCAAAGATCTTCTTCATCTGGACAACTTTTATCTACTCTCACTGGATTGGGTGTAAGTACAGATTTATCATTATCTATAAACGAATTTCAATTACATCATTCTGATGTCGTCAACCTTAAAAAACTATATGATACGTGTAATGTAAATAATTATGCGTATAGAGTTGCTATAGATTCGTCTGATAAGAAAAACATTCACCAGATGTCAGAGGAAGATTTTGAATTTGCATTGAAAGCTTATAATTTTTATGAACAAACTGGTTCAAGCCCTTTCAATGTAACTTTGACAGCTGTCGGTGGGTTGACTTATGATGACGTGAAAAATTCCCTTACAATTTCTGGTATAGAAAATCCATTTTCTGATGAAATATTAAATCTATTTGTTTCTGGTGTAACTGCAATTCCAAATCCATCTGATGTACCTGTTAAAATTAATGATATTACAGATCGATATATTTTAGATGATGGATCAAAATTTAATGTTTTAGGCCTTGGTAAAGTAAAAATTAAAGGCGCGGGAGAATCTTGTAAAGGTAGACCTATTATAGTGTATTCGTATTGGTCACATGGTGTAGGAGACTATGCTTCGGTAGATTCTTATACAGATTATGAACTTATTGGAAATTTTGATAATATCAGATTGTCCGA